TGTTGACAAAAGGCGAAAGCCGTCCGAGGCGTCGACCTGCCGCCATGGGAGTAGCGGCGGCGCGCCTGGACGGCTTCCGGATCGTGCTCCCGCGCGCCATCTTCTCCCATGGGAAGCGCGGGGCTTTCAGATTGTGCGAACTACTCGGTCGGCTCGAAAGCGCCTTCCCACTTGATCGACATGCTCGAAGGCGAACCCGAAGCTCCCTCGGTCTGTACCGTCTGGAACTTGCCGCGGCTCGCGACGCTGCCGCCGCCGAGGAAGACCTGCATGTCGACGTAAGCGCGCGACGTGCACATCTGCTCGTAGGGAAACTCCGGGCCACCGATCGGCACGGGCACGTCGAACTCGATGCTCGAGATTCCGGAACCGGGAGACCAGCCCCCGAGCCCCTCGTTCATGAGCATGATCGGCTGGTTCTGTGCATCGAGCATGCGCGTGACCTTCGTGATCTGGGTCACGGGGGCGCCGTTGATGAACAGCTTTGGGATTGCGTAGTCTTGCTGCGGCATTTTCTAGGAGTCCTTCTCAGCCGGCCGAAACTTCCGCCACGCGGAACGAAAACTGGTGAGCGAGATCGATCGCGTTGAGATCGAAGCCGACCTCGAGGCGCCCGCCGGTCTTGACGACCCGGAGCGAGTCCTTGCTGGCCGCCACGTTCTGCAGCGTGTGGCCGTCCTTCTCGTTCATCCGCTTGACGATGTGCGGACGGAAGCTCGAGGGGCGGAGCAGGTTCGGGCGCTCGACCTGGTTCCCGTTGACCTTGCCGTTGGCGAGTAACTCGTCGTCGGCGAGGCGCTTTCCGCGGAAGTTGAGGCCGACTTCGACGAGCTCCTCGTCCATGAAGTCGTCGGCCACCGAGACGCGGTGCCGCTCGAGCGAGCGCGGATCGTCGAGGGCGCCGGTCGCGTCCTTCGAGCGCGTGGTTGTGGCCATCACGATGTAGGTCGAGACGCCGCTCGTCATGAACGGCATCAGTCCGTCATTGATCGCGTCGTTCGCCTCGTCGGGCGTCGGGATGTCCGCGTCCGCATAGTGCGGGAGGATGATGTCGTTGAGCGGGTAGAAGTCGAAGTTGGGGGCCGGGTGGACCGCCTCTTCCTTCTGGATGAGCGCGGCGGCGGCGGCGGCAAGCTCGCACGGGTCGTGCTCGGAGTTCTCCATCCAGGCGATGGCGAGCCGCTCGTAGTTGCGCCCCGTGGCGATGGTCGCCGCGGCGCTGCCGGCCTGACGGTTGGCGGCGATGCCGACCGAGCGAAGGCCGACCTTCGGAACGCTCTTGTTGACGATGTGCGTCTTGAGATGCCCGAGGCTCGTCGCGTCCGTGAGACTCGTGACGATGTAGTACTTGCGCACCGAATCGAGCACGGCGAGCGCCGTCTGGAAGTTGGTCGGCTCCGTGGTGGTGCCGTCCGCGCCGGCCGTGCCCGCGCCGAGTTGGCCGAGGACGGTGGCGACGAGGCCCGTGCCGAGGGGCTCGATCTCGGAGTGGACGTTGATGGCAAAGATCGTCGCGGTGCCCTGCGAGGCCCCGGCGATCTTGGCCGATAGTGTGACGGTACCGGTGACGTTCGCCGCGGTGACTGGAAGCCACGTCTTGGCGTTGATGGCCGCCGCGACGTTGTCCCCGATGTTGGTCATCGTCTGGGTCGAAGTGAACCCGACCGGGATCGACTCGCCCGCGATGATGACGGTGACGGTGCCGCCCGCAGTGAGCGAGCCGGAGAAGATGATGGTCGTGGTCGCGGTGGCCGGCGATCCGCCGCTCGAGGCGGCGTAGGGCACGGCCCAGACCTTCGCGTCGCGGTTGTGCCGGAGGAACTTGCGGAGCCCGCGGTGAAGCGGGGAGCCCACGCCGGCGCCCGCAGATGCGACCGCCTCGTTCGGCACGTGATAGCGCGTGTTTGCCGTCCACGAGCCGGCCGAGCTCTTCGGCATGACGAAGACGACCTCGCGGCCCGGGGCGAACGCGGAGGCCGCGCCCTGGTTGAAGATGATCTCGCAGGCCGCGCCCGGAAGACGGAAGTCCTGGCCGTAGCCGGTGATCGGGATCTGGAGCGGCATCAGCTGTCACCCTTCTGAGCGCGCGAGGCGCTCGGTGTACGGACGGGGTCCGCGCTCTTCGGCGCCGCGATCCCGTCCTTCACTTCGACGGCGAGGAACTCGACCCCGCACGCATCGGCCGTCGCCTTGTCGGCGGGCCAGATGTCGCGCTTGCCGCGCTGGAACTTGTTGAGCAGCGCCTTCCCGTTCTCGTCTTCCGAGTCGCACTCGAAAGGCTCGGCGGAGGCGGGGTGCGAAGCGCCGTTCGTGCCGTCAGATGGGACGAACGTACGCCCGACGTACTGCGGGATCGCCCCACGAACCTTCGGGAAGTTCGGGACGTAGAGCTTCGCGTCGTCCTTCGCGTAAAATCGTAGCTTGGCCAATCGGATGACTCCGGCGGTGGGGGTCGCCTCGAGAGGGAGGCGGCAATGGGGAGCGCGCTCAGAAGGAGCGGGCGATGGTCTGCAGGCGGGCGGCGAGGCGCTGGGCGAAGACGCGGCCCGCTGCGCTCGTCGCTCTGTAGAGGAAGCGAGTCGGCTTGTTGCCCGGGTGGTTCACGCTCTTGCGGAACACGACCCCGCCCTTCCCCATGAAGCGGAGGGCCTTCGCGCTACGGGCGCGGATGACGTGAGGAGCGGCGCCCTTGTCGATCGCGGCGGCGTAGGGCTTGCGGTTCGAGAGGCGGACGATCCCGCGGTTCCGAGTCCGGATGACCTGGCCGGTAGTCGCGGCTTGAAGCGCGCCCGTGCGGGGCTTGAAGGTCGGGTGGACCTGGACGTACTGGACGCCGAAGTCGCGGGCGTCTTGAAGCTCTCGAAGGACCGCCGCGTCATGTTTGGCGAGGAATCGGCGGTGGGAGAGTTGGACGGCGCGGAGGTCGATCACCGTGCTATCCTTGGCAAATGGAGCGCGACGTTTGGTTCGGCGGTCGGAAGGTCGGAGCGGTTGCCGAGCCCTCGCGCTTGGTCTTCGGGGCCGGCAAGCTCGTGATCACTTGCGCGAAGTGCAGACTCGACATCGAGTGTGAGCGCTGCGGCGTCGGTGACTACGTAGGGCCGGCAAGGTGCCCCGGGTGCGCCGCGGACCTGCTGGCGGGCGCCGCGTTCTAGCCCTGAGGCTGAAACACCGGCGTCGTGCTCGCGTAGACCAGGCCCGGCATCACGCCTTCCGGCGCACCGCCAACCCCGATCTCGTAGTCCGCGCCCTCGAAGATCCCGTCCGCCTCGAGCCCGGAGACTTCGCTGACGTACTCGACGGTCTCGAAGTGAATCGAGATCGCCCAGTACATCGGGCCCTTGTCGTCACCGGCGAAGCGCGCCTGGCCGGGACCTTCGTGCCGAAGCATTCGGATCGAGCCGAGGTCGCCGCGGTCCTCCCCGAACTGGATCGCCCCCGAGTTGTACGCGGGATGACCCTGTCGGAAGATGACGCGGCTGATGATCTTGGAGACGGCGACGGCGGCGTCCAAAAGCTGGAACGTCGTCGCTACGTCAGCGGCGCCGAGCACCCAGTCAACCGTCCACGGCTGAGTGAGCTTGTCGGCGTAGAAGGTGTGCGTCGAGTACTCGGCCGTCCCCGAGCGGTAGACGGCGAGGAGCGGGAAGCCGGCCTTCCGCGACTGCATGACCGGGGCGATCGGCTCGAGCTCGAGCACGTCGGCCACCGGTACGAGCGGGCTGATGCCGTGCTCGTCGGTGAGGCGGTTCGCCACGGCCGCAACCCACGCTTCCGTGAGCTCGGCGAGGATGGCAGTCTTGAATACGTCGGCGAGGATCCGCCGCGCCGGGTCGAGCGACGTGAGGGTCTTCGCCTCTTCGATCGTCGCGATGTCCGGGGGGAGCCGGAGGGAGCCGATCCGCTCGTTCAGGCTCGTCACGGGCCCTCGTTCATGCTCGGGGAGAGGGTGAGCATGATCCTGAGCGGCCTGGACATGTCGACGTCGACCACGCGGTACTTGGCGCCGGTCGGGTGATTCGGGCCGACGATCGCGAAGTAGAGCTCGGTGCCGGCCGGGCCGGTCGTGGTGAACATCGCGGGATCGGTCCCGCCGCCAGCGCCCGTGGTGAACAGCGGCGTGATTGGCCCCGCCACCGCGGAGCCCGCCGCGAGATTGCCGAGGGCGATGTCCTCAGCCTTGAGCCAGCGAACCCGCGGTGGTTGGCCATCGGCTTCGACGATCTCGTCGCGGTTCTCGAGGTTGTCGCCCTCGCCAGTGTGCTGACCGGTCCAGTCGGCCTCTACGCGGAAGAGTTGATGGTTCCGGAACCCAAGCGCCCCCGCAATCGCCCTCCCCGCGTAGACCGTAGGAAGCAGGTCGTCGGCGAGGGTCATGTGGTTAGACGGGGTGGTGGGCGACGCCGTTGGCGGAGGGGATCGCGGCCGAGTGCCAGGTTAGGGCCTCAAGCGCAGCCACTGCCCCGCTCACGTCGGTCGGGAGCAGTTCCGCCCGCCTGCTCGCGGCATGCGCGCGCCGCGTCTCCGGGTCAGCCAGGAGTCTCCGGCACTGCTCGACAACGTCGTGCGGGAAGAGCCTCCGGAACCTGTTCTCGTCATTCTCCGTGAGGACGCAGGCCCCGCGGGAGTCGAGGAAGAAGGTCCGGGTCTTGTCGTTCGGGTCCTCGGCGCGCTGCTTCACGTCCACGATGACCTTCGCGCGATCAACGAGGGCGTTCCGCGCGGCGCCGAAGACGCCGAAGTGGGCCTCGATGCGGAGGTCCGCGTTGGCGATCTTCGTGAGGACCTCCATCCGGCGCTCGGACAGCGAGCCGTAGAACAGAAGGTCGATGTCTTTCGTGACCGCGGCCGGCTCGCTCGGGAATAGCCCAGGCTCGACGACGGCGGATCCGGTCTTGAACTCGGGAGCGGCGTCCCAGACTGCGAGGGCCGAAGCGAGACGCCTATTGTAGTTCGGCGTGAACCAGGCGGTCCCCGGCACCTCGGTCTGGTAGATGACGACCGGGTAGCTCGGGAGCGTCACGGCTCCGGAGTGGGCACCGAGCACGATCTCCGTGTCGCCCGGGTGGGCACCGAAGACGCTCTCACGATGCACGTCATGGCCCGCGTCGACGAGGGCGTGAGCGAGGCAGTCCGCGAGGTCCGCGAGGCAGGCCGACCATGGGAACTTCGGAAGGACGACGGAGAATCTCACGCGGCCTCCGGATGAATGAAGACCGAGAGTTTGCCGCGCATCTGGTGCGTGATGCCGGCGGGCGCGGGCGGCGCTTCCTCGGGCTTCGGCTGGTAGGTGACGGGGGCCGTCGGCTCCTCGGCGACGTTCATCACGTCGTCGGGGCGGTAGGCCATGTCGCCGTAGTGGCTGAGCACGACGCCGCGGTGCATCCAGATCTCGCCGCCGAGCTTTCGCCAGCGGGAGCAGAATGCCACGTCCTCGCCCGAGTAGGTGACGCCGGGCTCGAAGAGCGGTGCCCAGAGGGCCCAGATCCGTCCGAAGGGCTGCGCGAGGTACTCCATTTCGCGGTACGCGCCGATCATCCGTTCGATGACCGCGCGGGAGAGAAGGAGGAAGCCGCCGGGGGCGTACTTCACCTCGGCAAGAACGCCGTCTTCGCGTCCGGTGAACTCAGCGGGGATACCGCGGTCCGCCTGCTTCTTGCAGTAGACTCCCGAGACGAAGTCTTTCCCGGTGTCGAGTAGCTTTTGAGCCTGCTCCGCGCTCCAGCCGATGTCCGAATCGACGCAAAGCATGTGCGTCGCCGGGCTCTCGATGAACTGCGCGGTCAGGATGTCGCGGTTTCGCGGGAGCACCGATCCGACCTGAGTCTGGATGCGGATGCGGTCACGAAATGCGGAATGCGCCGAGAGGGCGCCGCGGACCCATGCGAGGTGCAGGGTCTGCGTGTGTAGCGGGGTCGCTACGAAAAGCGTTTGTTCTCCCATGACTGTCTCCCTTGAACCCGGCATTCCCTAGCCGAGTGCCATCTCTCCGTCCCTGCCCCTCGCCCCGCTGAAGTACCCGAGCGCGCACTCGTGGTCCGACCCGAGGAACGCGACGGCCAGGCGGTTCAGTAGCGCCCGCCCGTAGTCGCGGTTCGTCGTTACTCCGCCGCTCTCCATCGGGGAGTACCAGCCCACGTCCCCCACGATCTCCTTGAGCGCGCCGGTCACGCTCGACGATGTTCCCGACGTTGCGATGGCCGTCTCGACCAGCGCGAGGGACGCAAGCGTCGTCTCGACCGAGGCCTGCTCGACGGCGATCCCGCCGACCTTGTCCATCATCCCCTCGAGAGGGGACTCGGAGTAGTACCCGAGCGGGAACTCGAGGTACCGGCGGATCAGGACCTTCTGCGCTTCGGTGAAGGCCACGCGCTAACCCGCCGACGCGCGCTTCTCGGGCTTCGGCTTGCGGGTCTCGGAGAGGAGAGCCTCAGCCTTGATCGCCTTGGCCTCCGCGTCCGTCGCGCGCTTCGCTTCCGCGTCGAGTAGCTCCTCCGCGGTCTTCTTGTCCGCTTGGCAGCGGGAAAGCTCCCCGGTTCGCTTCTCGAGCTCGTCGGCAAGGCGCTTGGATTCGCCGCGAGCAGCGGAGAGATCCTGCTTTGCCTGCGTGAGCTCGCCACGGGCGGCCCGCGCGTCCGCCTCGGCGGCTTCGGCACGGTCCTTCATGGCCAGGAGCGCGCTGTCGTCGCTCGCCTTGCGCTCGTCCTCGACCCGCACCTGAGCGCGGTGCTCGGGCGCCACCGGGGCGACGCCGAGCGGGATCCCGCGCTTCGTGCAGTGCTCGGCGATCTCGTCGGGGAGATCGAGCGAGGCCCAGGGTTCGCACGCGAAAGACTGCCCGCCCATCGACCACTTGAGGTGGTTCTTGGTCTGATTGAAGAGCAGCATTTCGCGCGCTTTCCCGTCGTCCCCTAGGCGGGGATGATGTTGATGTAGGTCCCGGCCGGAGCGTCCTGCATGTGCGTGTTCACGAGCAGGAGCTTCAGCTCGTTGGCGAGGGCGAGGTACTCGGTCACGTCCGCCGTGGCGTCCGCCGCGGTGATCGTGTTCGTGTCGTCCGCCGTGTAGTGGACGTTCGAGCCGGTGTAGTGGACGTTCGCCTGCTCCTTGAGCTCGTTCATCAGCGAAGCGCCCGTCGCCGTGTCCGTCCCGTCCGCGATCGTGATCGTCGCCGAGGTGGCGGTGTCGTGGGCGATCGTGTCCGTGAAGTGGGCGTCGGCGAATACCTTGATCTCGTTGGCGAGCGCGATGGCCTCTTCGAAGGTCGTCGCGTCCGCCGTGGTGATCAGGTCCCGCGTGAGCGTCGGCAGGCGGTAGTCGCCGCCATCCGTGCGCTCCTTGCGGGTGAGGTGCTTCTTCGTCGAGATGTTGTCGAGAAGGGCCTGATTGCTGGCGACGACGAGCGCGTACGCTACGGCGTCGGGGGTGCTGCGGATGTTGAACATCTGCTTTTCTCCTTCACCCCGCGGGTTACGCGTTCACGTTGAGGCGGGTGCCGCATGCGTTCGGGCGCTTGACCACGAGCTGGCAGGTCACGAGGGACTCGCCGCGGCTCGAGGGGCCGTTCTTCGCGAGGGGTTCGAACACCATGTCGAGCGGGACAGAGCCGAAGCCGTCGTCCGGGCTCGTCGCGTTCAGGATCTCGTCGGGCACTCGCGCGTCCGGGAGGGTCTGAACCTCGACGTAGTTCGTGTTGATGTAGTGGATCCGGTTCGCTTCCGCGTCGCGGCTCTTCATGAACATGCAGCCGTCGACCTCGATGCCTTCGTAGCCGGCGTCCAGGTTGACCTTGCCGCGCGCCGTGTTGACCACGTTCCAGCGACGGTTCGCGTCGAAGAGCGCGGCAATGCGGTTGAAGACCGCGGTCGGGGCCACGGCGATGTCCGGGGTCTCGCCCGAGGCGTCGTAGATGGCGCCGAGGTCGGTCCGGATCAGGTTCAGCGTGATGTCGGTGAGGGCGCCCGGGTCCGCCACGTACGGCTGCCAGTACGCGCTCGAGCCGCGGACGATGGTGGCGTAGGTGTTCGACGTGTCGCCGATCGCGACGCCGAGACCCGCAATCAGGGTGCCGGTGCCGAGGCCGTCGAAGAGTTCCTCCTCGACTCCCGCGGCCAGCGCGGCAGCCGAGTCGACGATGTTCTTCGCCCAAAGCGGGTGGTTGCCGACCGGGGTTCCGGCCGTGCGAGCCGCGTCCATCGCGAGCTTCGTCACGTGGATGGGTGAGCGGTAGAGGCCCCACGAGAGGGTCGCCGCCGCCTGAGCGTCCGAGCCGAAGTTCGCCGCGTCGGCGCCGTCCGAGTAGTTCTCGGCGAGGTGGCCGGACGACTGGGCAACCCAGGAGACGTTCGAGCCGCCGCCGCGGACGATCGGAAGGACCTTGAGTAGCACCGTCCGCCGGTTGATCTGGCGCACGATGTCGCCCCGGTACTCCTGGGCGAGGGTGATGAGAGAGAGGAGTTGCGGAACGTCAGACATAGGTTTTCCTTCGAGCCCGCGACATGCGGGACGGCTCTTTTGGGGTCAGGGCCGCGGGTCGAAAGGGACCGAGCGGCGGTGGTTATGGGTTGCGAGCGAGGTGCGGGTACTTGATTGAAAGCGCCTCGGCTTTTTCGGCCGCGCGACGCTGTCGCTCCACGTCGGTCGTTGCCGGCGTGTCGTAGTGGGGGAGACCGTCGGGGCCCGTCTGCGTGTGACGGCGGGGGCCGGGCGGTCCTCCTGGCGGTGCGCCGCCGGGAGCGGGGACGAAGAACTTCCCCTCGGTGCTCTTCAGCCAGTGCTGCAAGCCGTCGGCGAGCGGCATGGCCACGTCCTCTTCGGCGGCTCCCGCGAAGGGCGCCTTCCGAATCGTGAGGAGTGGATTGCCCGCCTCGTCGATCGAGACGCGCTTCTGGGCGACGAACAGGTGGGACGCCGCGATCTCGAGCGCCTCGGGGCGAACGTGCGGGCCGAGCGCGGTCTTGAGAGCGGCGAAAGCCTTCTCGTTCTTCCCGGCCTCGACGGCCTTGGCGCGCTCTGCGGCCTCGGTCTTGAGGTTCGCCGTGACCTCCTCGAGTTTCGCCTTCAGGGCGGCGACCTCGGGGTCAGGCTTCTTGTCCGGGCCCTTCGGATCGGGCGGCGGGTCCGCGGGCTTGAGCTTCGCGACCTCGGCCGCGATGGTCTCGCCGAGCTTCAGTGCGCCGATCGCCTCGGTGACGGCCGCGGTGACCTGCCGCTTGCCCTCGCCCTTCATGGCGCCGGAGATGAGTCCGCCGATCGCCTTGAGCTGGTCGTCCGTGAATGGCTTCGGGTCGCCGCCTCCGGGTGCTCCGCCGGGCGGATCCCTGGGCTCTTCGAACAGGGGGAACGAGTGTCGGAACATGCCAATCCTTCCGGCCGTGGCTCTGGCCGCTCACCGATGACGGACGGTGTTGCCGCAGCGCCTTGTCGAGGGCGTCTCGCCGAGTCGTTGACGGGTGACTCGGAATCCCGCGCACGCCTTCCGGCGTGTTAGTTTTGGCGCCCGCTACGGGACGAACAGCGTGATGGCAGCCGTGAGGTTCTCGGCGGCCAGGCGCTTGAACTCGACGTCGACCTTGGTCGTGTCCCAGTCGAGCGTGTCGAGCAGGACGCCGCCCTCGTCGAAGGCGATGGTCACGATCTCCGCGACCGGTAGCTTGAAGCCGATGAACTTGTCGCCGCTCGATGCGCCCACGTCCCGCGTGCCGACCGTCCACGAGCCGCCCGTGTTCACCTGAGCGGGGAACGCGATGGTCGAGAGCGAGTCGAACAGAACGGTGCTGTGCGCCGTGTCGCCGCCGTCGGCGTCAGCCGGCGTGTAGCTGTAGGTCTGAGCCGCGCCGCCGCGCCTGCCCGTGAAGACCACGGGGTCGGTCGTGTACGAGCCAGTCGCGAGCGCCCGAGTGATGGTGAGCGATCGGGGTGGGGTGAGCACGCCGACCGTGATGGATGCGCCCGTGAAGTCGCCAACCGTAACGGTCTCCGGCGCAGCAACCGTCGCACGAGCTGGCAGCACGCCGTTTGAGGACGTGATGGTGCCGGCGGCGAAGCTGTAGGTGCGGGATGCGGGCTTGTTCATGCTCTGAGGATTTTCGCCCCGCGCCTCATGAGCTCGGGTTCAATTTCGTTCCAGACGGTGACGCAGCCGGCGCCCATGCTTCGCTGCCCCGGCAAGGGGTCGAGCACGTGGCCGTCGAGCTGGACGAAGAGGTCCGCCGGTAGCCCCGTGGGGTTCCGTGCGAGCCACTTCCGCAAGGCTCTCGCCATCGCGACGTTCTCGCAGATCCAGGGGCCGGGCTCGTCGAGCCAGCGGGAGGCTTTCTCGCTACCGGCCGACCACTCGAAACCCTTGAGCTCCTCGCCGTCGTGGACTCGAGAGCCCGCGAGCGCGAGCTTCCTAGCTAGGGTTGACTTTCCCGCCCTTGGCGCCCCTGCTATCACTACCCTTGGGAGGCTGTGGTGCCGGAGGAGCGTCGCCAGGCCGTTCAGTGCCCTTTTCCTCAGGGCCGCTTGGCTGCTTGAGTAGGGCAAGGGCCGCCTCTCGCTCGAGCTTTGCGTCTTCGGCGGGGTCACTCGTGCCGGCCTTGATCTCGGCGCGGACGGTGGCCTTCAGGGTCTCGTCCATGTGCGGGAGCATGAGCTCCGCCTTGCGCTCGTTGATCGCAATCGCGAATGTCTTGCTCGGTACCGCGCCGGTCTCGCCGAGGACCTTCAGGTTCTCGAGGAACGCGGCGGCGTCGAGGGCGGCGAAGTCGTCGAGGCCCTCAACGGACCACGTGAACTTCTCGCCTCGGGCTACCGAGATGAGGTCGAGCGCGTACTCGATGGTCTCGCGCACGATGCGGGAGAAGGCCACGAGGACGACGCGGGTAGACTCGGCGTCGCTCGCCTTGCTCTCGGCGGAGCGGCCGACGGCCGCGGCGTTGTTCTCCACACCGAGCGCCATCTGATGGGCGATGCGGAAGATCTCGTCCTTCTCGGCCTTGATCTCGGTGTCGAGGGCGGCGAAGTGGGCGCCGTCCGGGGAGGACCATTGCGCCTTGTCTTCTTGGTGGAGAACCTGCTCGTAGCCGGCGCCCGAGATCTGCTGCTCGAATAGCTCAGGGTCCTTTACGAAATACTCACGCATCGCGTAGCACGTGGCCGCGATGGACCAGGCTTGGGCGTTGAGCTTTCGGAAGTGTGCGAGCTGCGGCGATCGGAGACGGTTCGCGACCCAGAGGGCCGCGGGGAGGTCGAGGCAGACGAGCGGGACTGCTTGGAATCGGTGGGGGACCGGTTCGCCGAGCCGCGGGACTTCCGTGACCGGCGGCGGGACGCCCTTGTCGATGTCCCACGTGAACCGGTACGTCTCCACGCTTTCGCGCGTGAGAAACTCCCAGGTCTCGACGACGGTCTTGCGGGAGCTCGATACGCCGGTTCGGCGCTGCTCTCGCTTGTGGGTCATGGCCCACTCGAGCCGGCCATCTTCGCCGAGCTCCCAATCGAGCACCCTACGGCCGTCGAGCTTCTCGATCCAGCAGAAGCCGAGGCCGCGCGCCTCGAAGTCAGCCCCGTCAGTTGGGGGGCCGCCGCCGTCGTTGTGCTGATGAAGCCGAAGCCAGCCGGCTCCGCCCTTCATCGCGTCCGTGAGGGTGGCCTTGAAGTGGTCGTCGAGGTCGGTGCCGCCCCGATCGCAGTCCTCGCGGAACTTCGACCAGAACTCCCCGGGGTCCTCGACGTTGGCGCCCTTCTCGTCCTTCGCCTTGCTCACTGTCCGGGAGACGAAGAGCATCGACGCGAAAAAGTCGATGATGGGGCCGAGATAGTTGCGGTATTGCGCCTCTTTCAGGCGGAGGGCGTACCGAGACGGGCGCTCGCGCTCGCGCTGCGGGAGGAGCTTTGCGTGGAGCGCCTCGAGCTTCTCGTTCCCCTCGTACAGGGCCTCGAGCTCGCAGAGCCGATCGACGTTCGCGCTCGGGTGGCGCTGGTTGAGCTCGGCGTATGTGGGCACGGTGTCACGATTGGAGTCGGCGGTAGCTGAAGACCGGGATCTGCCGAACGGCCCAGCCGATCGCCTCGGCCATCACGAGATCGTCGTGCTCTCCGCGTGCCGCTTCTGCCTTGCCCGAATCGGTGATGATGAAGGTCCGGAACTGCCCGAGCACGTTGCGGTCCGGGCTCGTCCAGAGTCCGCGTCGGTGCGCATCCTCGAGGGCGTCGAGCATCGTCGGCCGCGTCACGGGGTTCGTGGGCCAGCCCGGTTTCTTGTCCGCGTGCTCGTAGAGCTTCCGGTACTTCTCCTCGCGCTGTAGCGCTTGGAGCACGGCGTGGCCGTGGTTGTTTCGTTCGACGGCGATGAGCGCCGAGCCGTACTCCGTGCCGAGGGCCGCCGCGCTTTTCGCGAGTTCCCAGGGCTGGTACTGGCCGCTGATTGTCGCCGCGTGCTCGCCGGTGTCGCGCCGCCGGAGGATGCCACCGCTTGGGTCTCCGCCGCCGCCCTCCGCGGTGTCGACCGAGAGGACGTAGTCGGCGCCGGGGGCGGGCTTCGCGAAGATCGCAATGCGGTCCCGCTCGCGCCGCTCAATCGGCTCGCGCGCCCGCTCGATGAGGCGCGTCGTCGTGGCTTGGTCGAAGAACCCGCGGCCCGAGACGAGGAAGCAGGTCTCCGGGTCGCTCGGGTACTCCTGATCGGTCTTGTCTTGGCCCTTCTCGAGGACCTTCGACCGGTACCACTTGAGCTGCTCGGGCGTTACGCCGCGGGCCACGAGGGCGCGCTCACGTTCGCCGATTGGCTCGATGGTCTCGCCCGGCGCGAGGGGAGCGCGATACTCGCCCGCCGCGAACCAGGGGTAGAAGTGCAGCCGGTAGGCGCCTTGCCCGACTCCCGCCGCCTTGCATTGGCGATAGAAGAACCCAGCGGCGCCGTTCGGCGTTGACTCGTCGACGATCTCCGAGCCGTGCTCCTGGCTCGGTACGCACTCGAGCATCGCGTTCAGCGTCTCGTCGGCGTATTCGTAGAACGCCGTCTCGGTGAGGTGCAGGCGGGAGATCGTCCCCGCTCGTCCCTTCTTCACCGCAGCCGCTTCGCTCGCTCCCGCTTCGACGATACGGAGCGAGGCGTCGCGGTCCGCGAGCGTCCACTCACCGTTCGACTCGGTGCGGAAGTTGAGCTTCAGCCCGGCGCGGGCCAGGCTCTCGAACATCACGCGGTAGTTCTTGCTAAGGAGCTTGAACGGGTCGTGATCGGTGAGCGATTGGCAGGTCGCCACGACGCGAGCGCCGGGGACCGTGATGAAGTGGAAAACGTCGCGCGCCTGCTCAAGCGTCGTGAACCCGACCTGGCGGGGCTTCAGGACAACGTCGCGACCGGTGCGGTCGGCGCAGAAAAGCTTTTGGATCTCGTTCAGGAGCAGCCGCTGCCGCTGCCCGCTCTTCGGAACGATCTCAACTACGCCCGCAAACCTACGGAAATCCTCGAGCGCCCAGGCTAGGAACTCTGCCCGCTTGGCTCGCTCGCTTCCGGCTCCGTCGGGCATTCGTTGGACTTCGCCGCTTCACGCATGGCGTCGAGTTCGTCGAGGCCGACGGCGGCGATCTTCGCGTTGATGTCGCGTTTCTCGGGAGCGTAGAGACCGAGCAGCTTGGCCCCGTGGTCTTGAATCTTCAGCAGCCGATCAAGCGCTTTGAGCTGCAACTCCTCGCCGTTCTCGGCGCCGGGCGCGCTGGCCAGTACCGACTCCACGACCAGCAGCGCCCGCTCGAGCCTCGCGAGTTGAGTCCCGCGCTCGGTCTGCGCGTTCTCTTCCGCGTCCTTCGCGATCTCGGTCATCGCCGTCCGCACATCGAGGTGCGCGGTGGCCAGCCCGATGCTCAGGGCGTTCGCGATCTCCTGGAAGGTCTTGCCCCTCGCTCGGAGTTTGACGGCCTCGGCTCGTCGAAGCGCGATGCGGTCATCGTCGGCGCTTGATGGCCTGCCGCCCTTTTCGGTCGTCATTGACGTTCGGGTTCTTGGTGCGGATCGTCGGCCTTGAACCGACTCGCCGGCCTTGACCGGAACCGCTCAATCTCTGGTGTCGTAATCGTCGAGCATCCGCCGCTTCCACAGCTCGAATGCGATGAGCGCGTCCCGCCGTTCCCAGTGTCCGGCTCGGCTCGACCCCGTGCTCTCTCGGTAGTTCACGAGGGCCACGAACCCGACGATCTCGCCGGTCCTCGCCTTCGCCACCAGCTCTTCGAGAGTCTCGGCGATCCGCTCGTCCGGCTGGGTCTCGATGGCTCGGAGCTTGGCCGCCACCGCCTACCCGCTCTTCCGCGTAGCAACCTCGACGGCGAACCCGACGAGGATGATCGTCCCGACCGTCCAGAGGACCAGCCACTCGGCGGCTCTTCGGGGGAGGGAGTGCGTCATCTCGGCTGGGGCGGTGTCGCGTTGCGGGCCGGGGTTCGTCTCGGTGGCTGAGGGGCCTTGGCGGCCCTTCCGGAGCGCGGGCGCGATCCGTGACCCTTTACTAAATCCGTCGGGCCGCTAGGCCGCTTACTGCCGTCTCGGGGCATTGTCGGCCGTCTCCTGCCGTTTGCGCTCGAACTCGTAGAGGCGGTCGAAAATGTCCGGGAGGCGCTCTCGGAGACGGCTCTGGCTCACGCACCATCGCCCCCCGTGGCGCTCGAGGATCCCGACGGCCCCGAGCTTCGTGATCATGCTCTTCCGGCTCTGCTCGTTCGCCTTCGCCACCGTCGCGGCGAGCGGGTAGGCGGGGATGTTCGGCTCCGGGGTCATGCCGCCTCGATTGCGCGTAGGGCGCCCGCCACGCGGCGCTCGAGGGACCTGGCCTCGGCGTCCGCCTTCCGGAGCAGGATCCGCCGGCGGGGGCTTCCCGTGCCCGCGCGGTCCGCTTCCCGCTCGGCCTCCCGCTCTCGGGCGATGATGTCGATCCGGCGCTCGTACCAGCTCGCCGCGGCGCTCAGGAGGGCCGACTCGTCCGCAAGCCGCCGGCCCGAGTCCGTGAAGGGCCAGAGGGCGAACCGCCGCCCGAACTCGTGCTGAGCCCACCGGTCCCCGTGCTCGCCCCACATGGCGGGGATCGCGAGGGCCTCAACGTCGGGCAGAGCTTCCGCCGGCGCGGGCTTCGGGGCGGCTTCGGGGTGCATGGTCACGAAGAGCTCGAAGCCGGGGTCGTCCTCGCCTTCCCCGCTCCAGCGCGTGCGCTCGTCCTGCGTCTTCATCGTCGGGCGAGCCGTGATCGGGACGACGTAGCCGTCCCCGCCGCAAAGTGAGCAGGTATCCCACTCGTCGAGCGTCGCCGATTCCTCGTCCCGTACCCGAACCTCGCCGCAGCTCGAGCCGGCGTGCGTGTGCATGAACCGCGGGTAGTCCGGCTCTCGGCGACGGTCTCGGCCTCGGCACCCCGGGCAGCCGACCGTCGTGAACCGCACGTCCATCAGGTCGCCGAAGTCACCGGGGCGCTGCGATAGGTACCCGGTCCCCGCGCAGGCGTCGCACCGAGAGGCGTGCGTCATCGCCTTCTGCTCGCGGTCCCGCTCCGTGTGGCCGCCGGCCTTGTCGATCCGGTCCTTCCAGTAGGCCATCTCGCCCGCCGAGAAGAGCCGGTACCCGAGGCCCTCGCACGCCTCGCACTCGGTCCCTACCTCGGCGCGGCGTTCCGCCCACCGGTCACACATCGTCTCGAAGTTCGACGCGGGCGCCCGGCGCTCGAATCTCGCCGCGAGTTTTTCCTTGGGAGTCGCAGACCCCGGCGCCGAGTCCAGCTCGGAGACGGTAGCGTTCTGATGGATCATGGGGTACGCTGCCTTCCTAAGTTCCGCCAAGAGCCTCGGAAGGACCCGCCGCAAGCGGGTTTTTTCGTTTCTAGGGTTTGGCCTCCCCGCCCCACACCGACAACACGAAATCGTCGTGCCTCCACGACTCAGCGTGGAACTCAACCACGCTCCGCGCGCGCTTCTTCCATTCGCCTCGGCCCTCGTAGCCGAGATCTCCCCAGTCCGGCAGGTTTGGCAGCTGCTCGCGCAGCTCGCGGTACTGGTACATCGCGAGAAGCCAGAGCGCCGCTTCGAGGCGCGGGTCCTTGGGCTCCGGTGCGGCCCCGGTGGAGAAGTCGATCGTGACGCAGTTCTTCATGCGGGCTCCTTCCGCTCGAACAGCACGCAGCCGAAGTCCGGCTTCGTGGCTAGCACCGCTTGCTGCCATTCTTCTCCGTATTCCCCGTCGCAGTTCAGCGCCTGAAGAAGATCGGATCCTGCCGTCGCGTAGCACTGTCCCATGTCGGGCTCCGGTACCGAGTTCAGTCCTCGATCGCGCATGCCCCTGATCACTGGCTGCCAGTGCTTGCAATCCCCGCACCTCATCGCAACCCTCCCAGCGCCATCATCGTCTACCAAAACCCCCCCCCCCGCCCCCCCCCCGTCACAAAACACCACTTAGCAAAATAATACCCACCCACCCACTAGCACAACAAAAACATACGCATAC